CCTGCACCCCATTCTCGATGCCTTGGATCTCGCCCTCGCTGATCAGGTCAAGGACACTGGCAAATTGGACTGATTGCAGGCTGTCATCAGCCTCTGATGGGACGTGGGTTGTGCCGCCACCGCCGCCGCCGCCCTTGCCGCCACCGCCGCCGCCGCCGCCGCCGCCGCCAGCACCTTGAACCAACAGCAGGTCTTCGATCATTTCAGTTGTGCCACATCAAGGCCGCTGGACAGGACAGCCGAACCAACAAAAGCGCGGCCATAAACGATCGGCACCGGCATCCCCTGCTGGCTGGTGTTGACGATGCCGCTAAAGCTGAACGACTCCAGCCGGGCTGCCTCTTTGCCACGTTGAAGGGCTGAGATGTCTGGCTGCGGGGACAGCATCTGCGCGACGCCGCCGAGGATCAAGCTGGCACCGATGCCGCCAAGGGCAACAGCAGCCGTGCCACCGATCAAGCCCGCACCAGCACCGGCCAGGCCAGCGCCCAATCCAAGGAAACCGCCAGCCGCAGGACCGGCGATGATCGCCAACGCGACCAGGCCAATCCCAGCCAGCACCTGCCCGAAGCCCTGCCCTGCGCCAGTCAGTACCGGCGCAATGCTGAACACATCCCGCTCAGACCAGGGCAGCACAGCCACGCTGGCGTCCTCTTGTGTGATGCGCTCCTTGCCGACGGTGACGCGGAAGCCCATTCCGGTCTGCTCAGAGTCGATCAGCCACTTGTCCAGGCCGGGGAAGTTGACGCACAGCGCTTTGATCGCCTGCGCGGGCGTGTCCACTTCAAACTCGAAACGGCACTGTCCGAGTCGCTTGCGAAGTGCGCCGTAGACCTTAACGACTTTCATGCCGCAAGACCAGGGCAGTGCTCTTGACATAGTAACCGCCATACACGTCGCGGCTACTCAATCGCCCCTGTACATGATGCAGGATTTGCTGATCGCCCAGGTAGATCGCCGCGTGGTTGGGCAGGCTTGCCGACAGTTGCATCAAGATCGCGTCGCCGTACTGCAGCTCCTCGAATGGCACCTGTCTGAAGCCCTGCGAGCGATAGCTATCGAGGTAAAGGTTCTCGCCCCGTTCCCAGAACCGATCACGCCGGTCGAAGTCCGCCAGCATCAAGCCCCACTCGCGCTGATACCAGTCCCGCACCAGCGAGTAGCAATCGACCACGCCGAACACGAACTCGCGGCCGACGTAAGGCAGTTCAAACGCTGCAGGCTCGCAGCCGCCCCATGCCTCGGTCTTGGGGTTGACGATCACCCACGGCAGGCCGCTGTTGTTGCAGCCGATCTGATCCGCTGCTGATGGGACTGGCTGCGTCACCGGGTGGCTATGCACCACGGCCACGATCTCGCCCAGATCCTCGGCTGCTGCGTAGTCCGCCGGATCCAAGACGAAATGCTCGTCAGGCGTGGCGGCGATATTGCGGCACGGGTAGTAGCGACGCCGGCCTTTGACCACATGGATCAGTCCGCAGCATTCGCGGGGATCCTCGGCCTGCGCGTGCGCCAGGATGTCAGCCTTGAGAGTGTCGGTCAGCTTCATCATTGGGTCAGGCCGGCGCCGGGGAAGGAGCCGAACGGCAACTCAGCAGTCGCCCCAAACCGCAGTTTGCAGCTCTCCACCCGCTTGCCGCACACGTCAGCAGCCAGCGTGCCAACGGACTGATCGTTGACGTTCCAGTAATTGCTGCCGGTGTAGCCGCACTCAGCACCGCGGTATTTCCACTGGCACACGTTGGCGATGATCTGCCGCTGGGGCAGCATGACGCCGGCTAGATCAAACTTGCTGGCCAGCTCGAACTCAACCAGATCGCGGTTCTCGTTGGACTTGCGATCGACGTACCAGATCTCCGTCGGGAAGCGAGCGTTAGGGTCAGCCGCCGCCTCGCCGTCGAGGAACTTCTTCAGCGTGCGGATTCGCCGCACTGTGGCACCGCCCAGATCGTTGCCGGGCGTGGTCGCGTTGACCAGTAGCAGCAGCGTGGTCATGTCGCTGAACAGGTTGCTGATCCGCAGCGTCGGACGTGGCAGGCTGCCGGAGCTGGTGTAATCGAATCCTGTCGCCTCAACTGGAAGCCTGACGTAAGTGTTGCTGGCAAAGACGATGTTGCCGGTCACGGCTGCGTTCACGCCGTTGTGCCAGTAGTAAGTCGTGCTGGCGCCATGCAGCGTGGTGTCAAGCTGCAGCTCGAACAGCTCGATAATGGCGTTCGGACCTAGGACCGCCAGCTCTTCGTAGACGCTGCTGATCGCTGCCCATGTGACGCCGCCATCAACGATCGTGCTGCCGATGTCCGTCGGCCACGCTGGCTGCGTGCTGGCGCTGGTCCCGGCAACAGTGCAGCGGAACACCAACCCGCTGGCCTGCGTGGTCGTAGCGCGGACAATGGCGCCGACTGCGTAGCTCGTGCTGGCTTGCCAGGCTGCGTAGGCCATCAGGGCTCAAAGACCTCTTCAAAGGTGGCGCTGATGTTGTTGAAGTTGCAGCTCACCTGGCTGGTGTTCCAACCTCGGCAGACCCACTTTCCGGCATAACCGTTCGGATCGGTCCAGTCAAACGACTCAACCGCACCACGCGCGCGCAAGAAGGTCAGGATGTTGTTGCGCTCGGTGTCGTCCCGATTGCTGAACTGCAATGCCCATTTCTTCGGCTGCGTGTTCAGACCGTAGGCGAGCCGCTGCTCGTAGCCATCACCGAAGCGAACGCTCCTGACGATCGGCTGCTCTTCTAGGTCAGCAGTGAAGCTAGGCGTGTAGGTAAAGGTTGCCATCAGCGTGTGGTTGCGAGTAGGCCGCCGGGACGTTGCATCTTGACGATCTCGGCCTGCACTGCAGCACCGACGATCCTACCGAGCTGATTGGCATTCGGCTCGTTGCCCTCCACGCTGGTGCCGCCTGCATCAACGTTGACGTTCACATTGACGCCAGCGCCCCCAGATGCTGCCACGCCCAGCCGGCCATCCGCACCACGGCGGAGCGGCATGATCGCTTCAGGACCAGCCTCGCCCATCAGGCCGACGCCCTTGGCAAACGGGAACATGGTCGGACCGTTGACGATGCCGCCGCGGGCGAATGGCACCACGCCATTGGAGCCGTAAACGTTGCCGGTCGCGTTCAGCGCAAATCCTGGCAGGAATGACTTCAGCGCACCAGCACCGCTCAAGCCAGCGCTGGCCGATGCGAAACCACCGCCAGGCAGCAATCCTTGAATGAACTTCAGCAGCGGCGCGATGATCAGCATCCGCGTGACCATACGGGTCAGATCCTCGACGATCGACAGCGCGAACTGACGGAAGCTGAACGTGCCCGTCGTGGTCAGGCTGACGATTGCATCCTCGACGCCCTTGAAACTTTGCTGAGACAGATTGGAAAGCGCATCCCGAACCGTGCCGATCTGCTCTAGGTATGCAGTGATCCCATCACCAATCCCGGCCAACGCATCTCTTTGTGTTTGCGCTGCATCGGCCACCTGCAACATCGCGATCGCTGTATCTCGCGCTTCGTTGCCAAGCCGTTCGTAGATTTCCGCAAGGGCACTCTGCTCTTGAACGTCCAGCTTTGCAATCTCAACGCTTCGACGCCGTTGAATGTTCGCCTCCTGTTCAACGCTCAGCGCATCGCGCAGTTCACGGCTCGCGGTTGCGCGAATTGTTTGCCGTCTTTCTTCATACTCAAGCTGTGTTTTGCGGACAGGGTCAAGCTCCTTTAGCGTTCTCAGTTCTGCCTGTGACTGCTTAAGCGCATCGCGAGAATCGGCTAAGGCTTCGCGCGCTTTTTTGGCTGCCTCTTCTTTGTCTTTTGCAGACTTCTTCTTGGCAGATGCTGCGCCAGTGTCTAGGCCGCTTACATCAAGAACGCCACCCTGCCTGGTTGGGATGTTGGGCACAGCCGGGACCATCGCCCCGAACATGCCGAATGCTTGATCCAGAGCGCCCGAGATCCCACGGGTGATGCCGCTGACGATCTTGCCTTGGTTAAACGCTGCATCAATGCCAACGCCAAGGCCAGCAACCAATGCCGCGATAAGTCCAGGTTTGCTCTTGATAAAGCCAGCGGCACCAGCCAGCAGGTTGGCAGCGGTCAATCCCTTAAGCGCCTTGATCAATGTGCCCGTGATCAAGATGGCAGCCTTGGCGCCGGCGATGAACGTCGAGAATACCTGAACCGTGGCCAGTGCCGTAAGCGCTCCGATCAGTACATCGATCGATGTCTTAAATGCGGCATTCTCCTTGTAGGCAGTTTGCAAGCCCTCGATCCATTTGCCAATCTGTGTGACAGCACCGCTCAATCCGGCAAGCAGTCCATTGATCACAGGCAATAGTGCCGAACCGATCTGGATGCTCAGATTAGTGACCTGCGCACCAGCCAGCCCGAGCTGATCGTTGAATGCATCAGCCTTATCGGCGAAGTCCTGCGTGATGTTCAGGCCAAACCGCTGGATCTCCTTGCTGCCCAAGTTCAGGATCGGGATCAGATCCGCGCCAGCCTTGCCAAAGATCCGCATGGCAATGGCAGCCTTTTCAGGTCCATCTCTGAGCGTCGCGAACCGATCCGCAACATCTAAGAACACCTGATCGGCTGTCCGTAGATTGCCCTGTGCATCTTTGGTCGAGACGCCGATCGTCTGAAATGCAGCCGCCGCATCCTTGCCGCCGGTGGCTGCGGCGACCATGTTCTTGTTCAGGAAGTTCAGGCCTTTGGCAACGCCTTCAATGCTGCTGCCCGACAGCTCGGCTGCCACCTTGAACTGCCCCAGCGTTTGGATGCTGACGCCTGTGCGTTGCGACAGGTCGCGCATGTCATCCGCCAGATCGATGGCGCTCTTGGCAAGCGCCAGAACGCCGCCTGTAACGGCCGCAGCGGCCAGCCCCTTGATGCCAGTGACCAGCAGGTCAGCCGCCATGCTGGTGTTCTTGATCCGCCCCTCGAGGCCTTGCAGCGAGTTCTGAAACCGGCGGATGTTGTTCTCGCCGGCAACGCTCGCCGTGATCTTGAGAGCTGCGTCTAGGTTGAGCGCCATGGTCAGGCCTCCTGCTTGTTCATGACACGCATGGCGGCGGCCTCCATGACCTGCAGATCTTCGAGCAGCGAACGCTGATCTTCTATCCCATACAGCTTAAGCACCCACGCCACGGCTGCATAGTCCAGTCCGATCACGCCACCCATGGACGTGCGCCATTGGGTTTGCACGCGAAGAAACATCTCAATGGTCGTCCAGTTCTCAGGCCAGACGCCGAAGTCTTCATCTGGTGCTGCCGGCAAATCTGGCAAGGCGATGCCCATGGCCGCGGCATCGGCGGCGGTTTCGTCAACGACGCTCCCACCCGCCCAATGCTCAGCGGCCTCGGTTAGTTTTTTCGCTTGGCTCCCTGCAGGCTCTCGAAATAAGCCAGGGTGATCGCGCCTGCCAGCATCGGCACATCAAGCAATTGCTCGAGCGCCTTCTGGCTGAACGGCACGTCTTTGCCATCGCCGTCTGTGACGCCAGACCAGCCGATCAGGACCTCAGCCGCCAGGTCGGCGTCCGTGATCTCTTCGGCTTTGATCTGTGCGCCAATCTCAGTGATCCTTGATTGGCTCAGGCGACGGAACTCCCCATCGAAGGTCTGCCGTTGCATACGGCCACCATCGACGGGGATGTCGAACGCGATCGGCCACGAGTAGGTGTCGGACTGCTTGAGAACGAAAGCCAAGGTCAGGTAAAAGCGAGACTTAGCTCATCATTGCCCGAACTGGTCGGAACTGCAATGAAGGGCATGTTGAGCATCTGCACACCGTCCTGATCCGAGTAGGTCAGGTTGCCCAGATCTGACTGAGCAGTCGTGACCGTGACGATGTTCCCGCCGGTGGTGCCGTGCTGGAAAGTGATGCTGCCGGTGCTACTGCCCGTGGCCACCGCAAAGAAATCTTTCGCGGTGATGGTCGGCGCTTCGATCACGATCGTGCCGCTGGGTGCGCGGTTGGTGATCATGATCTCCTTGCTGCAGCCCACCAGCTCGCGATAGATCACGTCGTTGGCGATGCTGAAGTTGTAGCTCTGCAGGCAACCGCTATAGGAGAACGCGGTGAAGTTGGTGGTGTTGCCCTGCTTGAAGATCAGCGGCGTGGCCTGGTTGGCGTAGGTGGGGGTAGGCAGCGTCTCGTCGGTGGGCGCGTTGTAGATGCCCGTCATGGTGAAGCTGATCACCGGGATCTGACCGACTTCGCCGGTGATCTCAAAAGTGCCGCGACAGCCGGTCAACTTGTGACGGATGCCATCCTCGTGATAGTGGATGGTGCAGCTCTCGAAGCCAGCGCTCTCGGGCGCGTAGGTGGCGCTGGTGCTGGTGACCAGCGTCTCGCTCAGGCCGCAGCTGCGCAGGACGGGACCATAGGCCGGGGCGGTGCCGGCAGTGCCGGAGCCAGCCAGCTCCACTTCAAAGCTCACCTCAACGCGGGTCTGCGCCAGCAGCTGATCGGCTTGCCCCATGTAAGGACGCACCAGATCGCGGTTCACCGTCTCGGCTACCAGTGGCTGGATCTCAAGGTTGCGCACCAGGATGGCGTTGCTCGAGCCGGTTGGGCTGGAGTCGGTGCCGTAGGTGGTCGATAGCGCACGAGGTAATCGCAACTGATCACGCCGGCTGGCTGATCAGCTTCGACCATTTCAAAGTTCACGCCCTGCGGTTGTATGTCGATCGCGTAGCCGCCAAGGGTCAAATCCGCCATCAGCTTGCTGTGCAGGCTCTCGATCGTGGCATCAGCCACCTGGTCAGGGATGTTGCCGCGCACGATCACCGCGATCCGCACTGTCAGCGACCAGTCCAGCCTCGGCAGGCTGGTCAGCTGTTCTGCACTGTCGCTGATCGGCTCGATCACCAGCGCCGGGCTTTCGCCTCTGGTGAGCGGTTCCACGCGGCTGCGGTAGATCCGCGTGCTCACGCCTGTGGTGCCCGCCAGCGTTGACGTAATGGCTGCCAGAATCGTCTCGCGGCGGGTCGTCATGCTGAGGCCACCTGGGTCACGGTGCAGATAATGCCAGGGACGCTCGGGTGAGCGTAGGGACTGGTCTGGGCTGCCTCAGCATGGATGTAGGCTGCGACGTTGCTGGTCGCCCAAATCAGCTCGAGGTAGTCGTTGGTAGTCAAGCCCAACACAAAGTTGACGCAGCCAATCACGTTGCCATCAACGCTGCCATGCCGGGCAATGATGCTGAACCGGCTGTCGCTAGCGGACACGTTGGTGCCGTTCTTGCGGAGCCAGACGTTGATGTCGTGAATCGAGTTGTCTGTATTGCTGAATTGAATCGAGAACGTGATGCTGTAGATGCCGGGATGATCGAAGGTGATCTGCTCGTTTGAGATAATCTTGGTGCCACGGCTTGACGTGTCAACTTGCCGCAGCTTGATCGCATAGGCCGTGTTAGCCAGCGCCGCCACCTGCGACGTGCCATCCCAAAACGACCCCCAATAGCCAGGATTGCCGAAATAAGGCAAGCCAGACCATGCTGTCCGACCATCTCCGATCTTCAGGTTTTCGGTCTCGCTTTCAACGCCAGGCTCGCCGGCCAGCAGCACCGGATTCTGTGCCGTCCATGCGTTGCGGGTGTTGATCTTGAAGATA